GGCTACTAACTAGCTTTGAAACATTTATTAGACACAAAAGCTTGGGCAGGGCTATACTGGCCAGTGCTGACCTACTGGAACAAGGCGAATACGGCCCAGTAGAAGATCTCATTAAAAAAGCAGTACAAATAGGCTTGCAAAAAGATCTAGGCACTGACTACTTTGAAGATCCCCGTAGCAGACTACTACGCATTAAGGATAAAAACGGACAGGTCAGTACAGGCTGGGCTAGTCTAGATCAGAAATTATTTGGTGGGTTTAACAGAGGAGAACTTAACATCTTTGCTGGTGGATCAGGAGCTGGTAAGAGTTTGTTCCTAGCTAATCTTGGACTAAATTGGGCCTTAGCTGGACTTAATGTCATATACTTGACCTTGGAACTTAGTGAAGAACTAGTGGGGCTAAGACTAGACAGTATGAGCACTGGAATCAGTACTAGAGAGGTTTTTAAGCAAATTGACGAAGTAGAAATGAAGGTGCGTGTAATAGGTAAAAAGAGTGGCAACTATCAGATCAAATACATGCCTGCAGGTAAAACTGTTAACGACATACGCAGCTTCATGAAAGAATTTGAAATTAAAATTGGACGCAAGACTGATGTACTATTGGTAGATTATTTGGACTTACTCATGCCCATGAGCAAGAAGATCAGTGCTGAAAACTTGTTTATCAAAGACAAATACGTGTCAGAAGAACTACGCAATTTGGCAGTGGAAAAGAACTGTGTACTAGTTACAGCAGCACAGTTAAACAGAGGCGCAGTGGAAGAAGTTGAATTTGATCACAGTCATATCAGTGGTGGTATTAGTAAGATTCAAACAGCTGACAATGTGTTTGGGATTTACATTAGCAGAGGCATGCGAGATCATGGAAGATATCAAATACAACTGCTGAAAACTCGTAGCAGCAGTGGAGTTGGACAGAAGATTGAATTGGCATTTGATTTGGATAGTCTACGCATTACAGACCTTAATGAAGATGCTGAACCTGTTGATGTTAGAAGTGGCAGCAACATTCTTAACACCATTAAACAACGTTCAGCAGCACAGAGAGATGAACCTTCAGAAGGTGTGTCAGCACCTAGAAAGGTCGAAGTAGAAAGCACCAAACTAAAACAATTACTAAACAAATTTAACGAATAATCTGCTAGTTTAATTTGTCCACGAGTGCATTTAAATATGTACATAAGGGACAAGTCATGGATTTTAAACTAGTCACAGACGTAGGATTTCCCATTGCTGCTAGCCTAATGGCAGGATACTTTGTATTCCTTACACTGAAATTCATATTGGATGGTGTGACCAGCAGCATCCATAATATGAGCAATATAATTAAAAACTTAGAAGTTCGTGTGGATGTTATGACCAATCAACTAACAAGAGTTGATGTCAAAGTCAGTCACGCATTAGGGCTAGAACCTGACTACGAACGCATAGCTAGAGCTGAACCACTGGATCATAGGAAAGACTAATGGAAACCTCAGAACTTACCGAACTGATTAATCAATATGGGTTTCCTATTGTAGCTGCTGGTGGCATGGCCTATCTAATCTACTACGTATGGCATTGGGTCACAGTGGAAATTAAACCTGTGATAAAAGAAACTAATGACACTATCGTACACCTAATTGACCGTATTAGATTACTTGATAACGACCTCATACGCCTAAATCAAAAGGTAGTCACTGTGATGGAACTACGGGGAAAGACCATTGAAATGGAACGTATCCTAGCTGATCGACGTATTAACAGCGGTCCCGATGAGGATGAGGAAGAAGAGGATTATTAATATATACTAGTTGAACGATTGAAATTAACTTCATCTAACAAGGCTTCTGCATCAAACTTGTAATTATTAAAATCGTTCTTAGTAATACTATTGGCTAACTTTTGTAGTTCATCCTGTGCTGTTTCATCACGCATACTACGTGCTACCCATAACCATTTGAACTGCTCACGTTTATTGCCATCTAATGCATAATGCTGGGCCAATCTCAATATGGCAGGTATGTGCTTTCTATAGGCAGCTTCTGTTAATCTTTCCACAGCATCTGTAATTTCACGTAGGCTACTGGCTGAATCTTCTATGACTATGTCAAAATATCGCACTAGAGCCTCTACGTTAGTTTTTGCTGCTAAGGTTAGAAAATATAAACTATACGCACGATGAGCCCCTAACGGCCCTTCTAACAACTTACTAATCTTCATGGCATTATCACTATCTATGCCCTTGCAGTACTCAGTGATTACAGCCACACAGGGATCACGTAGTTCTTCTGGTACTAGACCTTTTGCAGCCATGTCAAATAACTCAGTCATACTGTCCATACATCTACGTGTTAGTCGCCACATTAGAATACGCACTGTGGCCCTATAGTTACGATCCAGTTTGTAGTGCTGTGCCTCGGCAAAACTACGCCCTTGTGCAGCACGATCATTTACCACACCTTTGATTAACTCTTCTCTACTATAGCGTACAGTTTGTTTGACTTTGACAGAAGGATTTATTTCTGATCTTGGAACCTTTACTGCATATATGTTAATGGGCTTGTCTATGTTTTTGAACTCTTGCGGTCCACGATCTTCAATGATTAGATCACTGACACCTAACTTGACTGCTTCATATACACTGCTACTCATACAGATGCCACCATAGTCAGCTTGACTTTCTATACGAGCAGCAAGGTTTACAGTGTCTCCCAATAGATTAGATCCATATACATATACTGAGCCAATATTCACGCCAATACGCCAACGCATGCCATTATCTAATAGTCCAATACGATGTTGCATTTCTACACCAAATCTAATGGCATCTACTGGGTTGGCAAATTCCATTAACACACTGTCACCAGCAGTGTTAAACAATCTACCCCTATATTCTGTGATTAATGGATCAATTATGGCACGGCAAGCATCCAACTTAATCAGTGTTCCTTGCTCATCTGCACCCATCATTTTACTGTAGCCTATAACATCACTACATAATACTGTGGTTTGTTTACTGTCCATGGTTAATCCTGCTTGCGTAGGCGCTGTAACTCACTGTGTAATTCACGATGACGATTGTGTAGTCTGCGCACTTCACGCTGTAACATATTGACTTGTTGCTGTAACTTTTGAACTTGACTGTCATTGCCGCTGTCAGATACAGCTTTTGAACCAACAGGACTGGCATTGCCGCCATGATTGACTTCGGCAGCACCATATTGCCCATATTGTTCTTGTACAGTGTTCATACCATATTTATTATAAATATCTAGTCGAGGAATACAGTTTGAAACATAAAGGCGTTGAAAAGGCTTTTACCACATTGATGTCTGACACATTAGATCGTCAGGGATGGCATATTCCCCAAAAATTACAACGACATATGATAGAAGTTTTGGTCAGCAAGATAGATCAAAACCCTTGGCAACCACAGCCCAGTTACGCTGAACAATACATGACTGTACGTGGTACGGATGCTATTATGGCTCTAGGTGACACTTGCTGGTTTACTAGAGCTGTGTTCCCCGATATTGGTTCACGAAGAGGTATCAGCGCTAGCTACTACACAGACTTGGGGCAGGGCTGCTATACTAGAGTGCTGGCACAGATTGGTCCAGATCATGAAATACAACAACTTAGAGACCACTTTGATTTTCTAGCTGAAGTGGCTTGGACTGTGATCCATAGCCAAGGCGAATTTAGAGAAATGTGGCTGTAATGACTGCGAAGCAGCGAAACCGGTAACAGCGATTTTTTACTCCATTAACTGCTACTATTACTATGCTCTGCTCACACTGACCGCAGGTTCTCGAGGCGTGGGTGTATGAAACTCAATAATACCCAAATTAGTTAGGGCCCATAACAATAAGGCTATGATAGTACCAGCACCAATAAAAGGTAATAAAGTACGAATAGCACTGGCCCAACGTGCTAAGAATATACTGATGACAAAGGCGCCCAATACCCACCAGGCAGGGTTACCTAAAGGTCCGAAAAATTCCACTAATGTTGAGATAATTGTGTTAAGCATGAACACTCCTGTTAACACAATTTTAAACTAAACTTATTCTAATGTCAACGAGTTAGAACAAATATGCCATAGCCGTTTTGCCACGGTGTACTAGATACTTCACTGCTGGGATTACCTGTGCTTTCATAAAACCCGCCACTTTGTATGTTGACATGATACTTGACAGTGTACCCAGCTTGCAGTATGCTGGCACGTACTCCAGCATTTAACTCACTGTCACCACCACCATAGGCATGATCCCAATCACCCACAATTAATACCAGTTCATTGGCCAATGCTGCACTGGCCTTGACCACACTGAGCTCATAATTGGTCTGCTGACGACCAATGTCATATAGATACACATTGAAAGGACCACGTCCAGTGAAATCCACTGTGAGAAAATCTTGATCAATGACCTTGACTGTGCTGGTGCTTAAGGCTACTTG